CCACTGATACCGTTTACGGTCTGAGAGAGGGTAGAGTAATTATCCTCTACACCAGTAACGCGCCCGCTGAGACTATTGATAGATGTAGTGTGAGAGCTGACAGTACCGTTAATTCCATTTACGGTAATCTCCAAAGCCGCCTCCTTGTCGGAAACGGTTTTAATGTCACTCTCCAAACCGTCTATATCGCCCGTTATTGATGATATGCTGTCTGAGTGGCTTTTTACCGTTCCTTTTATGCTCTCAGCGGTTTGCTCTAAGGTAGAGATTTTTGTTTCTGAGGTTGTTACGCGGCCATCAAGCGCGTTAATGGATTCCGTGTGAGAGCTGACAGTACCACTGATACTATCCACAGTTACAGAAAGGTTTGCTATCTTTGTACTGTTAGCGTTAGCTGTAGTGGTTACAGCTGACACATTAGCCTCTATACCGTCTGCACGGATCGAGAGAGCGGCCAGCTGATCTGTGTGTCCGTCCACCGTCTGAGAGATCTTTTTGGCCTCAGCCCTGATTTCCTCAGCAGTCTGTGTTATCCGTGTCTCATAATACGTGTACTCATTGAGCTGCAAGATCACGTAGTGTAGATACAGATCACCAGTAAAGGAGATTTTCAGATCACCTGTACCACTCCAGTAGCCTTGTATCTCCAGTGTCTTATATACGCTGTCAGGTGTCAGGCTTTGTGAGAAATTGACAGGCTCAAACTTAGCGTAGCCTGAGGTGGTTTCATCCTCAAACTTTACGGCCAGCGTACCAGCCTCAGCACACTTATAATACAGGATGATCCGTACAGGCACGGCCACCTTTGCACCATCCTTAACCTTGATCTCAGGCTTAGAGGCGTAGTTACTGGCCAGCTGCTTGATATAGCTGTTAATGATCCTAATAGTCGGGTTTCCATCATCATCAGCCGTATATACCGTACCAGTGTCCTTACGTGATAACGCGCCCCTGTTGGCCTGTATGTATCGCCTTACAGTCCACAGCCTCACACCGCTAATATATTCCCAGTTATCCAGCTTGTCGGCAAATGATCCGTTAGAGAGATAGTTATCCTTATCGGTTGCAGTACGGATCGTTTCGCTGATCACGCTTTGCATCTTACCGTTTATCACGGAAACTACAGAGCGGCCATCATTAAGGTAGAAATCACCTGTAAAGATGTTACCGCCTTTGCCTATGCGCGTCAGCAGCTTACCGTCTAAGGCATAGTGATCTATGCCCTCATACTGAGCTATAAACGGTGTGCCTGAGCCGTAGGTCTCTATAAGTATGGCGTGCTGTCTGTCAGGGTTGTTGCGGTTTCCAAGCTGTACCACCACATCGCCAGCCTGAGGCGCGTCTGAGCTGGCCGCGCTGTCACTCTCAGATACATCTATGTAATCATCACCTACACCTGTCACCAAACGCCACCAAAAGCGGTTAGACACGTTTTTATACACGCCAGCCTTTATGTTGAAAGTCTGCACGCGCGCCTGATCGCCAGCCGCAAAGCTGTTAGTGGTGGCCGTTGTACCATCATCAGCTTTGATATAGCACCGCCAGCCGCCTGTGATCTTCTCCACGCGGATCAGTGTACAGGCAGCGGGTGTCAGGATCAAGTTACCGCCCACATGAGTAAGCCGCCTTATCTCCAGTTCCTCAAACACAGCCTTTACCCTCACATAAAGCTCATCTATCTCAAAGTACCAGCGGCCAGCCTCATTTTTATGCAGGGAAAAGCCCTCGCCCAAAAAGCCAGTGTTAAAAGTCTCAGATCTCAGCATAGTGGTGATAACGCCACCCATGAGCCTCAGCAGATGTTTGGTTTCATCCTCAGTGTCTTTCCTGAGGAAAGTGCCAAGCAGTTTCGCTACAGTCATAATGGCCGTATCATCATCCTTTACAGGTTCTCCGCGCTGTATGACAGATACGATCTCTTTGTTTCCGAGCATAAAACCGCGTAACAATATGATAAAATCCTCAAACGTGATCTTACCCTTTGCGGTATCATCTGCCAGTCTGCTAAGGTACTTATCATCTATAAATGATATAGCGGCCTTGATCATGTTTTCTATTTTGAGCCAGTCTGATGAGCCTGTATCAAGATTTTTGGCGGTTACAGCTGTCTGAGCCTCACCAGCAGCCGTAGCCTCATCAGCCTTTAAGGCGTGTGTGGCCTCATCAGCCAGCGTAGCATGATCGGCACTGGCCGCGTGTTGTGCGCTCTCCGCGCGGGCTGCATCAGTAGCGTAAGAAGATGCACCACCACCATTAGCTGTTACGTGCATACTACCGACTATAACCGTACTGCCAGCACCGCGATAATGTACGGATCGCGCCTCAGCGGGTACTATATGATTTTCTATTATTATCTTTTTCATACCTCAAACTGTATCATGTTTATTTCTGCCTTATCATCCACAAAGCTGATTTCCGTACCAGCCTGTATAAACTGTTTGCCTACCTGAAAATGGTCTGTAAGCAGATCAAGCGGCAAAAGTTCAGGATCGTATAATAAAACCTGTTTGAGCTTAGTTTTCGTAGGCTCATACTGATTAACCAGCCGCCTGAGTAAGAGGTGTTCAGGCCGCTCCACCTCCTTAGTAACACCGTTGTAGAGCGTCATTAGATAGTTACCGTTTACCAGCACCTTACCATAGCTCAGGCCGTCATGGTTGTAGGATGAGATCTTTTCCGTAATAGTGTCAAGCTCACTGATGAAAGTACCGTTTATCACGTTGCTGTAGATCCTGTCGTTTCCGTCAGCCTCAGCACCATCTACCTGAGTGTAATCATCCTTGCGCTGATACTGTATCTTGAAATTCTTGATAGCACAGTTATAGTTTACATCACGGATAGAGAAATACACCTCACCTGTCATAAGCTCAGGGATCTCCACTATATAGCCATCCAGTCCGTCATAGGGCATAGACAGCGTTTTGTTTTTCTCCAAAGAAACAAACTGGCCAGCCTGATCTATGTGCTCACTCTTAAGGCTGAAAGTACACGCGCCAGCCTGCCAGCTTGTACCGTTCCAGTATTTATTACCGATCCTGAGGATAAAGGTAAACCGTAGCTCATTGTCTATGGTTCCTACCTCGCCTGAGTAGTAGTAGCCATCATGCGCCAGCCCTTGATTTGCAGCCCAAGATGATGTAAAGTTAATGGGGATGCAGTTAAAAGATATTGCTATAGCACCATCGGCATAAGCGGCCACTGGCATATTACCGCGATAGTTAAAGAGGCCGTTATACTTCGTAGGATCAAAGGCTACTGCATCGTGAGCGGGTGTAAGCGTTCCATTACCTGTAATAGTTGCGCCTGAGGCAAGTACCCTGATAAAGATAACATCTTCATAGCTATAGGAGCTGATAGGGTCTGATCCATCCTCTTTCAGCGTCCAGTTACAGTAGCGCGCCATCAGCGCACCGTACACCGTCCGACGCGCCCCCAAAGCCACACCTGTAGCCCCTGTAGAGTGTCCGCTATCCATGTTGTCACCATTGCCGAAAGTGCCACCGCGTGTACCTCCGTACTTATGGCCTGAGGTGTTTGATCCGTTGGATCTTCCGTACATGGTTTCTGTTACATCTACTTCCTGTACCTCCTCATAGATCGTCATGTAAGCACCCTCAGCCGATTTCTTGTAATAGCCTCCGCGCGATCCCACCTCATAGTGTTCCATCTTAACACCAGTACCGTACTCATAGCCAGTAGGCACATACAAACGCGGTTGCCATTTCTCAGGGATCACGTACATACACCTGTGCCTGTTCTTGTTTACGTGTATATCCTCGCCACCAAACAGGCCGCTTAAACCGCCTTTCTTTGTACTCCAGTACGCATCAAAACCACCCTCATGGATATATCCCACCTTAAGCTCAGAGAAATTTTCCTCAGGAAAGATCTTTTCGTCAGCACAGTAGTTTGATGTCTTGATACTGGCCTTATTGTAGCCTCCTAAGATGTCGAGTGAGTGATCAGATCCCATAAAGGATATATCCTGCACCTTGTACGTCTTTTTTCTCATACTGTTGGCCTTTACGAGCGTCAGGGTGTTTCCGCTGATCCTGTACTCATCGTAAGCGTCAGTGTAATCCCAATCCACAAACCACAGATCACCCATCCAGTCACAGAGCGTAAGATGAGCAAAGCGGCATATTTCCTCTAAGATCTCATAGTAGGTCATGGCCTTATCTTCCTCATCGTAGAAATTTTGCTCAGTGATCACACAGTCAGATCTAAGCAGCGCGTTAGCCCCATAGCTGGCAGCGTCTATAGCCCAAGTGTGAGGCAGGAATACAGAGCCGTAGCGCGCCTGAGCGGCCACTATAGCGCGCTCTATCAGGCTCTTTATGGTGACAAACTGCAAACCGCCCTCAGATACCTGTTTGTAGTCTATATGCTCCAGTGTGTTGATCGCGCTCTGTGCCTCTATATCCAGCACAAAGGTTTCTCCGTTATATTCCTGTGTATATTCCTCAGGTCGCACAAAGCCACACCACATCACGCGCTCAGTGGTTACGGATCCGCTTTTAATAACCATGATCAGCGTTACCCTGTACTGTTGCCAGTCGGTAGCAAAAAGCCGCTGTAGGGTGTCACCTCCCACCACGCCCAGCGTAGCGGTTGAAAGCCTCAGCGGGCTATAGATAAACGTACTGTCATTGGTCGTTATGACAAACGGATCATTTGAGGGTGTCAGCTCTGTAGCGTTGCCAGTATAGCCGTTTTCCTCCACCTCTAACCTGTAGTTCCTATTTTTCAGGGATGCAAAAGGGATGGTGTATTTAAGTCTGTAGCTCATATCATTTGAGTTTGAATTTATCCTTAACCGTTTCTATTAGCAGATACAGGTCTGTACCCTTGATTTTATGGCTTACTCTTATGTGGCCACCTTTGCCGATTTGGCCACCATCGAGCGCGTCAAACAAATGCCTCTGCTGAGAGCCGTTAAGCACCATTTCACCGCTTTGCAGCCTCACCAAAGCACTGTCAGAGGGATAGCCAGCAGGTACTACACCGCTAACACCGTGTATGATACCGCCACCAGCAAACTTAGGCAGTGTGGCCATGATACCCAGCACTGTCATCACCGCGCCAGCTATGGCGATCAGGTTGTAGGGAAAAGGTAGTTTTGCAGCACTCTTACCCGCTGAGCTTGCAGCCTCAGAGGTGTTTGCAGCCACGTTGGTAGTAGCGTTTGTGACGGTGGCAGCAGTAGCCTGAGCGTCTGAGGCCACACCAGCAGCATTATTGGCTATCTTTGTCTGAGTGGTCTGAGTATCTACCATAGCCTCAGCCTGTTTGGCCAGCTTAAGTTTCTCACTGGCCTCAGTCCATTTATTGATAGTCTCTACTATGCCTACTATGCCATCCACAGTAGATGTAAGGGTATTCCAAATGGCCATGATCTTCTCCCAGCCGTTAGCGTCCGCATTGTTCAGGGTATCACCTAAGCGGCTCCACGCGCTTACGATCTGATCAGAGTTAGATGCTATATCCTTTGCACCGTTCCACTTAGTTTCCCTCAGAGCCTTTTGCAGATCCTTAACGTCCTCTTTCACCTTTGCCAGCTTAAGAGCCTCATCCAAGCCCTTAACCTGAGCCATCTGAGCGTTAATCTGTTCGGCCAGATCGCCAGTCAGTTTCAGCGCGCCTGACTTAAGATCTTCAAGCCGTTTCTTAGCCAGTTCCAGCTCATCTGCCAGTATGGTACTCTGTTTGTTCCTGTCGAGCTTGTAGTCAAAGGTCTTATCACGCTGATAGTCGCTTTCTTTTCCTACAGTGATCTTGTTGGCCTTATCCTTTAACGTTTTCAGGATCCCTACCAGCTCTGAGCCTGAGTAGTCTATGGCACTGGCAGCGTCCACAGCTGAGTTAATCAGGCTGAGCATGGCTTTGTAATACTCATCGTTCGTCAGCGCGCCACGCTCATATTTCCTGTTTAGGGTTTCAAGCTCCTTTTTGTAGTTTTCCTCTACATCTATCAGGTCATAGTAACCCTTAGACTTGCGCGCCCTGATCTCCTTTTCAAGCTCTTTGGTAAACTCTGCTGTACGTGTAGCGGCCTCCTTGCCTGATGCAGCCTGTAGGTAGGTGTTTAGCTTAAGGTCGTTTAGCTCACGCTCATAGTCACGCTGAGAGATTACACCGTTTTCAAGTTCAAGCCTCAGCCTCTCCAAAGAGCTTGCGTAGCTTTCCTGTATGCGCTGTAGCTCTGTCTTATGATCACCGCCTCCATCATCAGCAGGCGTGTAGTTTGAGAGGGTTGTGTTTGTTTCTTCTTCCGCATCTGCCACAGCAGCCAGTGAGGCAGCTATACGCTTACCAAACTTATCTGTGATAAGGTTTATTTGAGAGGTGATAGCAGCTCCCTGTCTCTCCAAAGCCCTCAGCTCTGCCTCAGCAGCGAGTATCTGCATGGATCCACCAGCCTGAGCCATTACCTGATGAGGCATATTAGCACCTGATGAGGTACGCGGCTGTCTGTTGGCGGCCTGAGCGGCCTGTTGGCGTCTCAGTTCCGCGATCCCAGCGCGCTTTTGTTCCTGTGCTATCAGATTCTCAGCAGACTGTTTGCCAAGCTCTGTGAGCGCGTTTTGCGCACCCTCCAGTATGGCCTTTTCCTTAAGCTGTTGGTTATACTTTTTGAGTGCCTTAGTGTTCTCACCATAAACCTTACCCTCATTTGAGAGTTTGGCCGTGTAGTCAGGTATGATCTTTTGCAGGGATCTGATAGCGGCCTCGCGGTCTTTCTGAGCGACTGTTTCGTCATGTATGACAGCCACCAAAGCCTTAACCTTTGCACCGTTCTCAGCAGCCTTAACAGCAGCCTCAGCCTCTATGTCTGCTATCCTTTTCTCAGCACTGGCAGCGTCCTTAGAGGCGGTGGCCAGTTCGTAGATCTTAGCTATAAGCTCTGTGATCACGGTCATAAACAGCAGCGGTGCTACCGTACTCCAAACCGCTTTCAGGGATCGCGCCACCGTCAGCCCTACCGTCTTGATCTTAAGCAAAGCTATCTGCCAAGCTGATCCTGACTTAACGGCGGCAGCGGCAGCGTCCGCAGCCTGAGCCGTGTTAATGGCCTTAAAGGTGGCCAGCCTGTTAGCGGCCAGTGCCTTTGTCTTAGCCTGTAGCTGTATCTCTATGGCTAACCGCTGATCTGCACTGGCCTTAGCCAGCTGAGCCTCCAAAGCAGTGATCTGTTTGCGTAGCAGCGCACTGTTACGCTGTAGCATATTTACCTTAGAGTGTGCGGCAGCAGCCTGTGAGGCCATTGAGGTAAAGGCTGTACGGCTCTCTATCATCATGGTACGGAAATAGCCGATCAGCTTAGTGCCTACAAAGATCGCTGCAAACTTTACGGCCAGCGTGCCAAAATTCTCAGTGGCATAGCGCACAAAGGCAGTAAGAGCGTTGAGAGGTGCAACAAACATACCCTCTCCACCCTGAAAGATCCTGATCTGCAAGCCCTCCCAAGCTGATGCAAGTGAGGCCAGCGCGTTCTCCATCTTACCCAAACTCTGCTCAAACATACGCGCGTTTTCACCGTCCGCATTGTTCAGGGTGTCCGTGAGCTGCTGTAGAGCCTCAGCGTTATTTATCAGGGCAGCAGCCTTAGGCGCGGCCAGCTTACCGAAAATATCAGCCATAGCGGCCACAGAGTTACCCACGCCTTTCTCCTTAAGCTCTGACAGGATAGAGGCCAGCCCCTCAGTTTTCAGGCGGTTTTCATCCACAGTAACACCAAACTCAGCCAAAGCCTTTTTAGCCTTAGGTGTCTGAGCTGACAGGGCTATTAACATCTGCTTAACGCCTGTACCAGCGTCAGTACCGCGCATACCCACGTTAGCCAGCACGCCTAAGGCCGCGTTAGTTTCCTCTATGGAAACGCCAGCAGTGGTAGCCACAGGCGCGGCTATCTTCATGGCCTCAGCAAGATCCAGCACGTTAGTAGCACTGTGAGCGGCTGTAGATGATAGCACGTCATTGACGCGGCCAAGATCCTCAGTTTTCAGGCCAAAGCCATTCATGGCATTGGTGCATATATCAGCGGCCTCAGCCAGTCCTATACTGTTGGCCTGTGCCAGTTCGAGTGTCTTAGACAGCGCGGCTGTAGCCTGTTTCGGTGTCAGGCCGTTGCGTACAAGATTCTCCAAAGCCCCAGCAGCCTCACCAGCTGTATATTTGGTAGTAGATCCTAAACGTTTGGCCTCATCTTCCATCATCTTGAAATCAGCAGCCGTAGCGTTGCTGACAGCCCTGACACGCGCCATACCGCTTTCAAACTCCTTGCCAGCCTGTATCATTTGACGGCCAAAGGAGAAAGCACCAAAGCCCATCCCCAAACTGCCAAGCGTAGCGGTAATAGTGGATCCCATCCGCTTAAATATCGCCTCTACCTCGTTAGCACCCTTTTTCACGCCCTGAGTGAGTAGGTTTAGGGCTATTGAAAATGATAGTTTTGCCATATTTGTTAATTTTCTGTTAAATGGCCTCTGCGAGCCGTTTGTTTTGATTTCCTTAGTAACTACATACCTGAGCCTCCAAAATGCGCTCTGTGGGCAAAATACCAGCCTCAGCAGTGCTGTTAGATCCTCTTATGCAGGAAAGCAGCAGCCATAGCCTTTTCTTCATCAGTGATCTCAGTCTCAGCCTGTGCCTTACCCTCCCACTCAAAAGGCATGAAAGTAGAGGCGTTAGGGTATTTGCTCTTGTCTATGTATGGCAGCAGCCCTATAAAAGCCCAAAAGCGGTCTGCCTCCAGCTTGCGCCTCACGCTCATATCAAAGGTTTGCAGCAGCCAGCTCAGATCTTCAAGCCCACGCCCAAGTAAAAAGTTACCGTCCATACCAGCAAAGAGCAAAGCCCCCACCATTTCAGTAACGGTCTGTTTAGCGGCCTGATCGCTGGCCTCATCCTGAGGATCCTGAAACTGGCTGATGTATCTTATTTCAGCGTTTAGATCCTTGATCACGCCAGCCACTATGCCAGCGTTAGAGTTGAGGGCTGCATCCTTGTAAGCCTCAAATGATACCTCTCTCTGATCAAGCATGGCGTAGCCTATAGCCAGTATATCATCCGTATCTTTTTCGTCAAAGTCGTTAAACGCCTTTTTCCTGAGGCGTTCCCATTTCAGTATATTTCCTATTGTGATCATCCTAACCAAAGCTGGCCAGCCATTGAGAGTAACGGCTGGCCAGTCCACTAATAAAACCTATATTATGACTACAAGCACCTGCTATTATGCGCCTACGTTCTGTTTCAGCGCGCCAGTACCCTGCATCTGTGTCTGATACTTCACGAGATCGCCAGCCTCAGAGGTCAGCGTAGAGCTTGTGATATTCACGATACCAGTGTAGTAGGGTTTTGTGGTGTCCTTAGCAAAGGTGAGGTTTCCGTCCTCATCCTCAGTCTTAGTGACAGAGCCAAACCAAAACTTAAACGGCTTGCTTTCGATCTGCTTTTTGATGTGGCCATCAGCAGAGAGCATACCAGCCTTATCAGTACAGAGAGCGTTACAGCTGATAGAGTAGTTTTTCTTACCAGGTAACGAGCTTTCCCAATCACCATCCATCTTGTTAGAGGTGTCGATCATGTTAGTGTTGATAGTCAGCTCTGCACTTGTAGCAAATGCAAAGATACTATCAGGAGCGGCGGGATTACCGCCCTCAGCCGTAGCAGCCGCGCCCTCATAGAGAAACAGCTGGCCTACTTTCACATCGCGGTCTGAGCGAAAATTCTGAGTGTCTGCCATAACAGTTGAGTTTAATTTGTTAATACTATATTTCTTTGCCATATTACTTAGCCTTTGTAGAGGTTGCCAAACGTGATCTCTATGATCTGTGAGTAGATGGTATTGCCAGCCTCAGTGTAGCCCGCCACGTCCTCCCTTGCATGAGAGATCGTAAGCGCACAGCCAGCGTTACGCATCTTGCGTATTACGCGCCTGATAGCCTCAGCGATCATAAGCCCCTCGTCATAGTCTGTGCTGTTGGCGTTCAGTATTATTGAGGCGGTTTCATCCACTACACCCATCTTAGTAAGATCCTCAGAGTAATCATCACGCGCATAGAGGATATAGCCACCCTCAGTACCATTAGGCGCGATAATCGGGTAGATGTTTTCACCTACCAGCTCCTGTATTGTCGGATCTGTACGTAAAACGTCACGCACATCAGCCCCAGCGGATAACATTGACTTGCTCATATAATTATCATAAAAACCTGAAAAAAGTCGGCTAACGCATAATCCTGATAGCAGCCTTACGCACACCCTCCAAAACTTTCTCCTGAGCCGTGTGGGTGTCTTTTTCGCGGGTGTCAGTCCAGTATTTCATTTCAGGCATTTTACCACGCCTGAGACCGCTGGCTGTCTCACGTTCACCAGTACCCTCATCCACTAAGTGAGAGTGTGATCCCTCAGGCCGCTTAAATCCTGCCAGCGCGCCAGCCTTAGACTTTTTCACACGCGCTATAAAGGATTTCATCAGATTTCCCTTTTGGTAGTGTCGGTGGTAAGCGTCAGTCTTAAGCCCTTTCCTGAGCCTCTGCCTACCACGTCTCACCAAATAGGCAGCACCAGCCTTTAGTCCAGCCTGTACAGCCCGATCCCTGTCGATCTGCCTGAGCTGACTCAAAGCATCATCTACCTGAGCATAGCCGATTACTGAAACCTTTATGCCTCCGTATTGGTTGCTGTCATTCGTAAACAAACCAGCCATCAGCTATTTATTTTAGTGCCTGTAATATCCCAAGTGTTATCAGCTATGTTTTTGAGCCGCTGAGTGATCTTGTAGCGTTCACCCTCATACTCAAAGATCGTAGCCTGATTTAGCCGTTTGTCCACGCGCACCTGTAACGTTACAGTGCCTTGATTTTGTTCCTCACCAGCCGTAACAGCGTCCTTAGAGGCCATCCGCTTACGGTAGCATTTCACAGTAGCCAGCTCTGTAGCGGTCTTTTTCTTAAAGCCGCTCTTTGTCTGTTCAGCGGTGCTGGCATAAAAGATAGCCCGCTCTCTCAGTAAACCAGCTCTCATCTTATCTGAATTTAATGTAAGGCGTTATCAGGCTCATAAGGTTGTACGGTGGTGCTACAGGCTGGCCATAGGCCACAGCCTCACGGTTAGCGTACAGGGTAGCGGCATAGATCAGGATAGCACGTCTTAGCGGCTTAGGGATCCGTTTGACTGCCACAGCCTCAGCAGCACCAGCGGTATTATCATCAGAGCTTTCAGCAGCAGCCTGATCATTTGTAGCGGTGTCGGTGGCCTCCAAGTCTGCCAAAGGCTGCTGTATGGTTTTCTCCACCCATTCCTCAGCCTCATCTATCATATCCTGTAGCAGCTTATCATCATCCGAGTGCTCCACGTTCACCTGTCGCTTAATATCATCCAGTGTTACATATATAGCCATATCTCTTTGCTTTAAGTGAAAGCGGCCAGCCGTAAGGCCAGCCGCTAACCGAGTATTAAGTTTGTACTATTGTGGAAAGCCGTTAAGAGGTCTTTTTCTTCATCACTGCAAACGCCTCTGTACGCAGCGATTTCATTGCGGGATGAGCGTTAAGCACGTAGTACGTGAGATCCTGTTTCATGGCAGCGGCAGATGTCGCATCCACGCCCAGCGTCATGTTTCCGAAGAAACCAAGCAGCTCATAGCCAAAGAGGCCAAAGCCAATAGCGGTGTCGTCAAAATCGGCAGTCATAAACACAGGGCTACCGTTGATCAGGCCGTTATCATCTATGATCATGCGGCCTGAGCCAGCGTCACGCGGTGTGGTAAGCAGCTCAGCGTAGGTCACAGGCGATACCACGAAAGCACCAGTAGTAAGAGCCTTAACGCCAGTGCCAAGCACGGCATACTTAAGCCCTATCACCTCCTTATAGGTAAACTCAGCACCCTTAGCGTTGGTGGCTGTCTTACCTACAAACGGGCCAGCTGGCACGTTGGCAGCGTTAGCCCCACCAATCTGAGTGAGGCTAAACATCACAGCGTTAATAGCCTCGCCTACAGCGTTGGTCATTGCCTGTCTTACGATCGGCAGGATACCGCTGTTAGTTTGGAAAATGGCCGTGTTTGAGATAGGCACAGAGATAGCCAAACGCTTAGGCTCAGGTACGAGCTTGTCAAGGTTGATCTTGCTGTCAGAGATCTCCACGTTTTCGCCAGCCCACTGAGCCGTAGCACCTGAAACGGTGGGGAATACCCACTGCCCCTCTATACCGTACTGCACACGCAAACCTACCTTGTCATAGATCAGGATATGATTAAGCGGCTCAATAATATCCTTTACCGTGATAGGCACGATAGGCGTAACGTCAGCGTACTGCTGCATGGTGGTAGCCGCGCGCTGTTCCAGCAGCTCATCAGCAGCAGCCTCATTGGCAGGGATGATCATACGCGCAGGGCTGTCCTGAGCGCGCAGATACGCATACTTGTCAGGAATACCGCCAGCGTAGCGCATAGAGTACAGGATCTCAGCGGTAGCCAGTCCACGATTTGCGATCACGCCAGCCTCAGGCTCATAGTCGGGCTGTTGCAGGATGTTGATACGTGTGGCCAGCTGTGCCTGTTCGTTGGAGATACTTCGTACCTCTTCCTGTTCCTCAGGTGTGTACTCCTTGTTTTCACGCGCCTCAGCGGCTGTACGGATCTCTAAAAGGCGGTTTCTGTTTGCCTTTGCTTTTGCATAAAGGCCGCGCAGTTCCTTGCGGCTTTCAGCAGTTGTTGTCTTAAGTTTACCCATAAATATTTATGCTTAAAAAGTTAAGTGATTAAGTTCTACAGCTATGCTGTCACAGCCAGCTATGGCCAGCTGCATAGAGGTAGCCATCTGAGCCGCGCGCTTTTCAGCGGCCTCATCAGGCTTTTTCTTTTTCTTAGGATCCTCAGACGCAAAATCATCTACAGAGCGTTTGATAGCGTCCTTTAGTTCCTGTTCCTGAGCGGCACGTACATCAGCGGTAGTACCCAAATACGCGGGTTTGCGCACTATGGCCACATCGTAAAGGTGATCTATCTTTTTCACAGTCCTTACAAGTGTATCACCGTCCTTAGAATAAACCACGTTTACCTCGTTCTCATCGTTAGAGTAGGCGAAAGATGATCCAAAGTAATCACCGCGCTTGATACCCTCATAGGCAGTGATACCATCAGGCGTGTTAGGAGCCTCAAAGCGGTACTTAATGCCCTTATCATCCTTTGTCAGTGTCAGGGATCCTACACCGTTCACACAGCGGGCTATCATCCTGTTTGGGTTGTGTTCCAGATTACACATCACATCTGATGAGCGTAGCAGCTCCTCAGAAATGGCCTCAGGCAGTATCACCTCCTCTACCTTTTTCCAAATGTTGTAATCCGTCAGTAGGACTGATCGCTGATTAAAAACTACAGCGTAGCCCTCTATTACGCGCTTTTCATCATCCACAGCGCGTAGCTGGCAGTTTGAAAATGATCTTATCTCTTTCATTGCATGAGCGTTTATATAATTATTCCTGAGTGTTGTTTTTAGTCGGCTCTGTCTTAGCCTGATCTCCCCTGATCTTATTGCTGTCTATAGGTGCTACATTACAGCTGATAAACAGCTCATCACCGCCAGCCATAGGTACACGCCCCTCTTTCTGTCTCACCTCGTTTGGTGTCATTGCGCCAGCCTGCACCATCTTGTTATAATAGTCAGCCTTAGACAGTATATCTGCCTGATAGTAGTTTTCCAAGTCGAAAACTATTTTGTACTGATGTCTGATAGGCTTAGGCACTAACTTGATGTAGCACTCATTCTGTATTTTCTTAAGCAGCGGGTTTAGGGTGTCTGTCATAAACACCGTTTGGCTATTCTCAGAGCTTTTGTAGTTGGTAGATGTCTGCTGAAACACCTTATCAGGATGCACCCCGAAGAAACGGCATATCTCCAGTACGTTGAAACGCTTGCTATCCAGCAGCTGTAGGTCAGCGGGTGACAAAGAGAGCTGATTAAACCTCATTTGGCCAGGCAGTGTAAAGAGCTTAAGGCCGCTGTTTACCTGTTTGGCCACGCGATCCGTAACGGTTTCCAGCTGATCATCCTGTAGGGATCCAAAGCCCTGCACAGCGGCCTGATCGCCTGAGATAAAGCCCCTGAGCGTAGATCCCTTTTTGAAAAGATCGTCTTGCTGATCATCGGTCTTACTGGCTATCCCCAGCACCTTAGAGGCATAGCTGATGGTAGAGAGGCCAGTATAGCCGCCATCCATAGAGAAATTACGCAGATGCAGGATTTCATCAGCCTCAAAGGTGGTATAGATGCAGTTAGTGTGATCAGTGACGGTGTAGGTGTCGGTGGTTACATCATGTGAGACACTGTAAGGGCTGCACAGGATCATCTTAACCACATCGCCCTCTGTGTTGAAATAGGGTATAATGTAGGCGTTTCCCTGTAGCAAAATCTGTAGTACGGTGTTCTTCCAAAAGTCAAACGCTGACAGCCTGTCATTTGGCTGCACGGATAGCACGTCATTAAGCGGGTCAGCCTCATCTATCACGTAGTAGTAGTGTGTCACATTGCCTATCTTTACGCTCTGCCTTTTCAGCAGATTAAGCCCTAAGGCCGCTACCGTTCCTGACACAATATCAGCACACCTGAAAACAGTAGCCACCTTTACGGCCAGTGAGGCGTTTGATCCGTCAGTGCCAAAGATAGACGTGAGATCTATAGAGGTGGTATCTAATACCTCACTGTCAGCCTCACGCTTGATCACCTGAGGCTCTTTGCGCTTGAATATGTTATTAAACCAGCTCATTTTATTTCAGTTTATATTATTTATATTGTTTCCGTTTTAGTCGGCTTTATTTCCTGATCTGTGTGTCAGCCATACCCATAGCCATACAGTTAGTGATCACACCGTCTATCTTTGTGCGCTCACTCTCGTTTTTCTTAAACGGCTTGCAGTTGTTCATACTGTCAGTAACCAGTACGGCATTATCGTAGCAAAAATACGTGATAGGGTTTGGCTCCCATATCAGGTAGCCGCGCTCTATGGCACGGCTTAAGGCCAGTACAGGCGCGGTAAAGTGGCTTAGCGTCTGAGGATAGTCTAACAGCTGATCCTTAGTAGCACCAGCGGCTATCAGGGTGTTCTTAAACTCAGCGGCACGGTACTTGTCGTAGCCAAAGCGGTAGATCCTCAGATACTTGCTCATCTTAAGCGCGTCATTTACCATTTGCTGATAGTCTATGATGTTGCCTTTGCAGAGTTTCAAATAGCCAGCCTCAGCCCATTTGGTATAAAGCTCATGGTTTGGATGATCCTTTAGTTTGCCCTCAGGAAAGTAGTAATCTGTCTTTAGGTATGCTTTCTTTCGATCTCTGAGGTAGATAAAGTACGTTTGTGCGCTAAAGTCGTTATCCACGCTTAAGTCAGTGGCCACCTCAGCCTCAGCCTTGTAGCCCAGCTGTGTAATGTCTATATACTCCGCATTTTCCTTTACCTGTTGCCCCTCTATCCACGGCTTAGTATTGCCAGTGACAAAGATATTAAGCATTTTGGTACGAAAGGTTTTCATGGCCTCAGCAGATGTTTGCGCCTGTTCCCATTCCTGAGCGTAGTAGTCAGGCTGTACCGTTATGCCTAAATGTGGCTGCACCTTTGCCCAAGTCTTAGGATCACCATCCTCATCATCTGCATCAGGCTCAAAGATGGATGCAAAAACGCGGTCATTATCCACCTCACCGCTCAGGATGGATTTATAGCGTTTCAGCATATCTGTAAAAGGCGCGTCAGGCTTATCACTGGCCGTAGTGATCACTATGGTAAGCGGGTTTTCACGCACACCCATAGAGGTAGTAAGCACACCGTACAGATCGCTGCTGTCAGCCTGTGAGTATTCATCCATGATCACAAGAGAGGCGTTAAGGCCATCCAGCTTGTCAGCTGCACTACTCAGACAGCGGATAAATGAGGTACGATCAGGATTATTTAGCCACATCAGCTTTTCACGGTTTAGCTTAAACCGCTTAAGCGTTGGATCCAAGCCCTTAAGTATCTCTTTTATTTCCTTGAAACAGATCTGAGCCTGCTCATAGCTGTTTGCAGCCGTATAAGCCTCAGCGTTACTGTCACCAAAGAGAAAGTCATAGATAGCCAGTGAGGCCACTGATGTAGTCTTAGAGAATTTACGCGGCACAAATAGCAGCGCGTTACGGATCAGCCGCCTACCCTCAGGCGTATAAAAGCCGAGAATATTGGCAAACTGAAATACCTGTACAGGTGTCATTTTGTACCGCTGTCGGCCTTTTGTGCCAGCAAACTTAAGGCTCTCATAAAAGGCTATGAATTTCTGCACCTCATTGATCCTAAACTCATACTTGTCAAGCAGGTACAGGAAACGTTTTACAGCCAGCAGTTCATAAAGGTTATGCGCCTCAGGATCAGATACGACTTTATCGGTATAGACTAACAAGCGCGGGTCTATCTCCCATAGTCTATACCCAGCAATATCAGCCGCCTGTAGATATTCTACCGTATCGGCCTTTAATTGCCTTGCCTGTACCTTTTCCTGTTCTGTCATTAAGCCTCAGGCTTTCTGTTATGCTGATGTATGACAGGTATATCATATTTCTGCATAGCTCTTTGCAGTTCCAGTATAGGATCCTTGCTGTCGCTGTCATTTTCAGTGTCAGGCAGCGCACTGAGTGGCAATCCCTTTGAGTTAATGGCTGGCACTAATCCGAGCTTGTTAAGGTACTTTTCTATGGCGTTCAGGTTGGCCAAGCGTACTTGCTCAGCGGGATTAACCTTGATCTTAGCAGTGTCTTTGGTAATATCCTCTACCGTCACACCGTCACGCATCACATCTAAGTAGGCTTTCTGATATACCGCCAGTGAGGTAGCCAGCAGCCTCACAGTAACCATGTAGCCCGCATCCCACACCCCTAAGGCTTGCATGGCGTTTACTACCATCTTAGCCCACCTATCCACATCATACGTCTTGAAAGTTGTCTCACGCACGATCTTGACGTTTTTATATCTTTTGTTTTCTGCCATATCGTTTACTCAAATAATGATAGTATATTAGCGGCCTGAGCCTCGTTTCTCGCCTCAGCAGCAGCCTTGCTGTGCTGATGAGAGTGTGATCCCATCCTGTTATGGATCTCGTCATGGTGCTTGCGGCAAAGCGGCTGCAAGTTCTCAGGATCGTAGGCCAGCGCGATCATTTCAGCCTCATTACGGCCATCCTCTACAGGTTTCTTATGGTGTACGCACTCAGCCAGCGTGTACACGCCCATTTTCTCACATTCCTCACAAAAAGGCTGTGAGGCCAGCGCGTTAGCCCTCAGGATCTTCCACCGCTGGCTGTTGATGATCTTGATATATCGCGGATCCTTAGCCATTACTTAGATGTTCTTTTGTTGATATTTGGTTTCCACTCCAAGCGTACACCGTCAGCCTCAGCCTCAGCAAACATTTCCCTGATCTCGTCACCTATTGCCTCATCATCTTTTTTTTTCAGAGCCTTAGCCTCAGACCTTACACGCCTTTTGTACTTGTTCTGCCTGTCACGCGCCCTGATGTTGGCTATAGCCTTATGGATGAGGGCTGCATCCTCCTTTACGTCAAACATTTCAATCACCTCCACAGGCAGCGCGGTATCTACACAGTCATTTTCAGGATCAGCAGTCCTGAGAAATGTAAACAGGATCCAGCGGAAAAGGCTGTACCTTTTCTTAAAGCCGTACTTTTTGGCGATCTCGTCAAGCCTCACAGCGTCATACTCTGTCACGCGGGTTTCTACCTTGATAAACTTTACTTCTTTTTTCATCTTAATATAGGTTTTCTGCAAAATTACGTCTATTTATTTGGAAAATTTACAAATAACTCAAAATAATTTTTAGTCCACGCTTGCAAAATCAAAATACAAGCGTTTCCTGCTTTATACAAAGGCATAACGACAGCGTACACACTGACAATATAGATAAACTCATTTGAGTTAAACAGTAAAATGTTAAACTTTGCTTTCAGGGTACATTTTCAAAATATCAATTTATCCCAAATAATAATTATTTGCTACCTTTGCAGCAGTTTAATATCTAAAATAATAAAGTTATGAGCACAAAGGTTATACACGTTCACATGATCGCCACAAAGAAAAACTATTATTTTGGCTCTATCTCTGCCATCTTTAGCGTACTGACAGAGGATGATTTGGGCTGTAGTGAAAGCTATCTGCACCGCTTAGGGCTAAAGGATGGTAACAAACACCTTACAGGCCGCGCTTTGATCGTCTGTAGCCACCTTATACGCGGTGGCTCAGGAAACAAATGAGGCTAACCATCACGGCCAGCCTCATCAAAGAAAATTTGTTTAACTAAAAATCCCATCGGTAAGTATTACCGCTACAAAGTTACAGGTTTTTGTCTTAAATACTCACTTTTGCTGTGATATTTTTGCCTAAATTCTTTATCAAACATCACGCTCCATGTTAGGCCATTATACAGCAGCCAGTCTCCTGCATACACATAGCCCCCATGAGTGAGTATATACCTAAATTCCGTCCAGTCGCGGTTTTTGCCAGTCTTAAACCATTCCTCATGCCTTACACGCTCAGCGTGATCTATACAGTCAAGCTGTAGCATATCACTCACCACCTCAGTAACCTGTACGGCCTTGATCTCAGGCTCACGTACCACGTAATCCTCTATCATAGTGCCTCTATTTGCTTTTGGTAGTAGTTATCATCCATTTGCTCAGCAGCAGCGTGTATAGCTATGATCCGCTTAATATCGGCCTCTGTCAGCGGCTTACCATCAGGCTTGCGCGATTCGTCACTATAGATGTCGTGTTTCTGTATGTAGGCACTGAGTGCTATTTCCTGAGCCTTTGCCAGCTCTGTATCAAAGTTGGCCAAATGCCAGTAGAAATACGCTGAGAGATCGGCAAACTGTAGATCAGTCAGCTCCACGTCTATAATGTCTCTCTTTGGCCTCCAGTATGACACAGGGCTGTTATCGTTCAGGATATAGCTGTAGCACTGCCAAAAGAGCCGTTTGTACAGCTTGCTCTTACCGATAATAAACCGCCTCCGCTTTTTCTTGTCACTGGCCAAATCCTCAAACTTGATACCGTACTGGCTACAGATACGGTCTATAGCAGCCTTAGCGTTTCGCGCCTCACCAGCCTCACCGCGTTCAGCCAAAGCCCTCAGCTTACGCAGCTTATCCATTATACTCTCATAATTTGTCTGATCCATAGTTTACTTTTCTTATTTTTAATTTCTTTCGTTTTGCATACACAGCCATACGTCTGCTGTCAACCCTGAGCTTGCTGAGCCAGTCAGGATCCTTACTCAGTCCAAGATCCTTAGCCTTACGGCTCAGAGAGGCTGTAGATACGCCTAAGATGTCTGCCAGTTCGTCATTAGTGGTGGTGGCAAACCATTTCCTGAGGCAAACGATCTTATCACCATCCCACACGCTAACGCGCCTGTGAGGTGGCCGCTGGCCGTTCTTCTTGCACTCACGGTACACGCGCGATCTTTCACGCTCACACTCCTTGCAGCGCGGTAGTATGTAGCCGCTGGCCGTTACGTAAAACTCCCTAAGCCATAGTTTGCGGCCACATACTAAACAGGTCTTTTTTCGTATCATATCAGATAGTAGCTCCTAAGATCTCTCGCCCCCCCCCGAAGATGTCGGGCTGATACAGTCCAGTATAGATCTCTATGCGCGGCCTGAGATACGATCTCTGAGAGCTGGCTGTTTTTTTCAGTCTGTCACACATCTTGTTAGCAGCCTCCTTAGTGGTTGGGTTTGATATTCTCTCGCGTTCACCTGACAGGGTATTAACGGCTGTAACAATATACCGCACTCCAGCTGGCAGCGGCTTAAGCCTTTTCTTTTTCTTCATACGCCTTGATGTAGTTGATGATCTGATCTCTTACGTTTTTATCGGGCACTTTATCAGTGTCGATCTCCCATAGCCCTAACTGGCCTTTGCAGCCAGTGATAGGGTTATCAAACCACTCAGGGTTTTCCATTACAAGCTGATAGCATTGTGGATCCGCCCAAATGGATTTCTCAAACATTGTACAGTCTTTCAGTGTACAGATACCGATTATAGCCCCACTCTGCCACATCTGGCCAAAGTAGTAGTTACTCAGGCCACTGTTTATTACGGCCTCTATCTGATCAGGTGTCAGCAGATCAGCGGTCTTACACCGCCTTTTCTCTGTCATAGACAGCTTAGAGGCATGGATCAGGATAACGCCCCTGTAGTCGGTTTGCCGTGTGCGGTTTTCCACATCTTTAATGCCATCCACTATAAGAGAGGCAAACGGCTCTTTGATAGATAATACTTTTACTTTCATAGGATCTATTTTACTAAATCGTTTATTACAAGCCCTGACAGCAGCAGGGTAATGATCAGGCAGTACACTAACCTCAGCTTATCCTCACCGCTCAGGCGGTGGTGTTTCCAAAGGCTGATAACTGCATCTATCAGCGTAGCGGCCAGCACAAAAGCCCATACCACAATAACAGCGGATTTTATTATTATACCCATAGCCTACTCTTTGATATGTCTTTCTATGCTTCCTATCAAACACCAGCCTGAGCCGTAGTAACCACCGTTTTCAAATCCTACCAGTGAGGCCGTTTCTTTTATCAGGATCCTCTTAGCCACCTTGCGCCAGTGATAGCTACTACCTCCAAACTGCCTTATCAGATCCTTAGTCTGTAGGCCGCAGTCCATACTATGCTTACGGTAGAGCATGATGAGAAACTTATCCTCATCACTCAGATCTTTTACTGATGGATCCAGTAGGCTGAGATTACTCAGGGTCATATATCTCTTATACTGTTCTACTGCCTCAGCCGTTGGCTTGAAAAAGCACTGATAGAAAGTACAGCCGCTTGATCGTTGGCAGATCTCACATTTCTTTGTCCGCTTTATCATACCTGTTAGATCATACAGATTATACACTTAGCGTAGATGGTGGCAAAGCAAACCATTTCAGCCCAAAACACAGAGATCTTAAACACCCTGAAATAACACAGCACCCAAAAGGCCGCAATCATAACAGCTGTGATCAGGCTGCTGTTAAGCATAAGCCAAACCTGAGAGGCCACGCCACACACCACAGCAGCCACGCTGTGTACCTTAAAGGAAAGATCCTCTTTATCTCTTACCAGCGGTGTAGCACCGACAAACAGCAGCGCGCCTACAGCGAAAAAGGCCACAAAGCGCGTGTGATCACTACTAAACTCCATAATAGCGGGTGCTATCATAAAGCCGCTGAGCCAAATAACCACACACCACAGCCACCGCCAGCCAGTAGGCAGATAGAAAACACTCTGAGAGAGCGTTTGAGGGATCTTACAGCACCGTTTACAAAGTGCCACAGTATAAGCGGCCAGTACCGCCATTGATAGTATTGTCAAATAAATCATGTTATCTTAATTTTGGGTTTGATCTTATACGTTTCCAGTGGTTAATCTGAGGGTAGCGTTTCCGCTTGCTGTACCCATATAGCTTACTGATGTGCCACTGGCAAAATTTCTCTATTTTCCTGTAGATCTTCATACCTACACCTCATGCTATGAGTTATACACTCCCCTGCATAATACTCACAGGCTTTACACTCAGGGCTGAGAATAATAACACCAGCTTTGTAAGGGCATGGCGTTATACTCTCACGCCTCTTTGTGTACTCGCTAAACTGTGTAAAGTATTTCAGGATCCTCACACCAGCCATACCACCAGCCACATTATCAGGTGTTCTACAAAAACACCCAAAGCCATAAAACTAAGCGCGGCCAGCCATGAGGCCAGTTTCATGTGATCTTTCGCGCTTGCTACCATAGCCGCAAAAAAGAGGATAACAGCGGCCACCAAAATAATACCTGTTTTCATAATTCTTTTGTTTTTAGATAATTGTTTATTTCGTTCATAAATTCGTCAAGAGATCTGCACACCACGTACTTAGATCCAGCCAGCTCTACTATCTGCTGCCAGTCCTTTTGTACCTGTTGCTGAGTACCTGTAGGCGTTTTCATTTCTATGCAGAGCGCGTTATACTGGCCTCTGCCTACCAAGAGGATCAGATCTGACACGCCAGCAGTCACACCCTGAGCTTTCATCTTTGCAGCTTCAGCCCTGTTACGTGAGCCACCGTTAGGCACTGCAAAAAGCAGAGAGGCGTAGCCCCTGTACTGCATCCTAAACCATAGGACACACGCGGCCTGTAGTTGTGCCTCAGCGTCACCGTGTTTCTTAGGTTGGTGCTTAGCGCGTTCACGCTCTAACATTTCATCCAGTTTCATTTTATTACGTTTTAGCCTTTGTAGGCGTGTACATTATTATTTTTCTTTTTCACTTAGGTACGCCCGCGCGGTTTGCTGTTAATAAGTGTTTCAAGTGTTAAAAACCGCCTTTTTGCCACATCAGGAAACTACTCGCGTGTGGAGAGACTGATGAGGAGAGGGTTTTGGCCACCTCTGCTACTCCAAGTAATGATAGCCCCACTTTTTAACATTTTGAAACAATTTCCACCACCCATCACAGCGATCCCTCAAAAGCCTTAGTAAAGTTATCTACTTTGATCAGCCAGTCATAATCTACAGGCTTTTTTCTTTCGCGCGTTTGACCGTTGCAAAACTTACTCTGTACAGCGTTGCAGATGGCGGTCTGATAGTTTCCTGTATTATACAGCCTAAACAACTCAGCCAGCCGCTCACGCCTTAGATCAGTCAGTGCCTTTACTTTCTTCATAGAGCTGCCATAATAGGCGATCATGTTATTATAATACTCTAAGCACTTGATATAAATTTTTTCTCTTTGATCATTGACACTCCCTTTTTTTTCTTTTTCTCTTTCAGGTAATAAAGCGTTAGGTTTATTACCATTAACATCACAGCTTTCAGCTGTATTGTTATCAGTATCATTATCAGTATCAGTTACAGTATCATTATCAGTATCAGGGTTTGTTTGCTTTCCGTTGCTTTCCTTAAAAGCATTTGTTTTTTTTGTTTCCGCTTGCTTTTTCGGTCTGCCTCCACGCCTACCAGCCTCAGCACGTTTCTTAGAGATCTCAGCGTATTTCTCGCTATCTCTGTCTATCTGCTGGCTGATAAAGTTAAAGGCTATTTTCACCTCAGGCGCGGTAAAGCTAAGTATCTCTTTGCTGTCTGCATAGGTATAGAGTGCGTCAAGCAGCTCACCCTTTTGCTGTTGAGAGAGATCCGCTATAGCGTTACGCTGATCCGTGTATAGTACAAAACTTTTCTTCATATAGCCCCCCCCCATTTCACAGAATGGTTACAGCCGTAGATAAATACCTGATCACCTGATTAAAGGGATAGCGATAGTTACCACCTACTTTCAGGCGCGGGTACTGACTGGCATGATGTCTAACGTAGCTCTCTGAGAGCCTGAGCCTGTTGGCCAGCTCCCTGATTGTCAGCAGCTCGTCACCTGAGTAGGGATTTTGCGCTAACTGTAGCTTATGCAGTTCCTCTGCTATCATTTGAGCGTCACGCCTTGTCATACTCTCTACAGGTTTATCTTTTTGGCACTGTCATAAATGCCGTGTTTAACTAATACTTTCTTAACTCCCTCAGCGGTCATATCCACGCCAGCCTCAGCACCTATAGTAGCCATGACACGCCACGCTTTTAGTCCGTCAGCCTGAGCCTGAGGCCACAGCTCCGTAAACCGCTGACAGATCTTTTTGTCTCGTTTCTGCCTCTTTTCCTGATGGTGTGTTAATTTGATCGTCATATCATTTACAGTTTAAGTTAATAAATTCATCCTCAGTCAGCCTGATAAGGCTTGTTATTATCGTACCGCCTGAGACGGTAAGCCCATTGCTCTGTATGGTTTCTACAGCCTGATTTCTGATCTCTCTAAACTTAGGGCAGTGATCCGTTAAGTGCTGTACATTTACAGATCCTCCAGTGATCGTAGTGTTAGTAACTATCAGATAATACTCACTCATAGCGTCTAAGTTCTTCAAGTCCTCTGTTTAGGTAAAACGCATCTGCCTGAGCTTTATGCAGGCTCTCGTAAAAGTTACCTTTTACAAGCCTGAATTTGTCACTCATACCACCATACCACTTTGTTTCAGTTGCAATAAACTCACCTCTCTGCATACAGGCACGTATGTAGTAATACGTGCTGCCTTTTGCTGGCAGAGGGCTGTTAGATTTTGCTACCTTTTTTGTCATACTCTTTTTATTGTTAATTTTCTGTTAAATATCCTCTCTGAGCCGTTTTCTCTGAGCGGCTGGCCAGTTATACCTTAACGCTGATAGAAAACCACCTGAAAGCCTCCTGAGCGGTAGTTAAAGCATTTCTTAGGAGCGTAAGCCTTAAGAGCTTTTACACAGTAGTGGATGGCGTGTAGCTCACCGATCATCATACAGAGGCGGGTAAAGCCTACTAATTTGGTAGATCCATCTTTCTGTAGTATCTGTATCAGGTACTCACGGTTTAACTCAGCTCTCAGCTCAGCTATATCTATATCAGCGTTATACTTTGCCATAGTCTTAAGCGTTATTAAGTTTGCATACATCTGTCAGCATTTCGCCTAACATGGTGTTAGGGTTGGTGTAGGTCTTAATGGCCTTGATCATGCTGCCAGTAGTTGAAACGTGCTTTGTGTTCAGCAGCTCTATAGCCTTACGGTTGTCTGCTGTGTTTTCGCCTGTGGCCGTAAGCACACAGTGAAAGCGGTATTTGTTTGATGATACTTTGAGATCTACCATAGCTTACTTTGTTTTGATGATACGTACTGTGATCTTCCTTGTTACACCCTGAAACGGTATCTGAGTGTAGGTAAGGGTGTTTTTTGTTTTCTTGCCGATAGTAAAGAGATCAGGATGAGCGGTAGCCAGCTTTACCTTATCGCTGTAGATCTGATTAAGGCAGTGCTGAGCGTTCTTTTCCTCCTTAAAGGAATTGATCAGCACGTTATTTAATCCGCTGGCTGTCTTGATGGTTGCCTGTACCTTAAACATAACGCATTTGAGTTAAGTGGAGAGGTGGTTAGCCTCTCCGTTACCTTTAGTCAAAATTACACTCTACTGATCGGGCTGTTTTGTTTACGCCTCCGCATTTCGGGCACTCTGTTTCACAGATAAAGCACCCAGCCATAACAGGCTTTTTAGCGTTCACAAATCCCCACTCTGATTTGCTGTGATCAAAGCCGTAACCATGAGGGCATGGCGTTATGATCTTCGTACCATTTACTTTGTAATGTATAGTAGCCATATTACTGTCTTTTAGCGTAAAACCTCAAAATAAGATGATCCACCAGCCAGCTTTACATAGAATTTTCCGACCGTATTAGTATTGATAATACTTTCTATGTTTTCTACATAAAACTCCAAATCACCACTCTTTGAAAGCAGAGTAACACCGCTACAGGATATGAAAGCCCAGCGTATGCCGTTAAACTTAAAAGCATTGAATTTGTTAGCAGTGAGAGCCTGTAGGATCTCAGCCATTTCCTTTACTTGTTCTACCGTCATTTTCATAATTTTTAATTTTTAGTCGTTTATTTCAAATTTTCTTTGTAATTTTACACCGAGTTTTACAACTCCGTTGATTTCGGGTGCAAAATTAACGCATTTGAGTTAAACTACAAAATATTTTGCGGTAAAAATTAACTTGTTTGCGTTATTTATACTAATTCTAAATAATAAAAAGTTATGGAATATTCTGTAATACAGCGGATTAACGAGCTTATAGAGCAAAGAAAAGAAAACGTTTCTAAATTTGCGGCCACCTTAGAGATACCGCAAACCACGCTTAATAATTATATGTTAGGCCAGCGTAAGCCCACGTTTGGCCTGATAGATTCTATACTAACGCATCTGCCTGAGGTGTCGGCTGAGTGGCTGTTACGCGGTGTTGGCCGTATGTATAATGACAGTGTAGCGGCCTCCAAAGATGTAGAGATAGCAAAGTTAGAGGCTCAGGTAGAGGCTCTGAAAGATGTAATAGTACGTTTGTCTGAGCCTCAGCCTCAGCAAAGGAAAAGTGTAGGATAGTAAAATTAAACAGTATCAGATATGACAAATAGCGGGATTTATGTCTTAGCGGCCTTTGTTGGCCTCATAGTATTAGTATGGTATCTGCTTAAGTTCAGTAACCTGTGTAATGATATTGCAGCCATCAGGAAACTGTTAGAGGCTCAAAACAAAGCCAGTAACATCACTACTGATGATCTGCCTACTGGAAACTAAACCGCAAAAGCCTGAGGCCATCTAAGGCCGCTCACGGCCTTTTTAGAGCCTCAGCGGTATAAGTACCCACAAAGCAAAAACAAACGCCTCAGGCGCGGTTTTTCGTCAAAAATTAACAGATTTTCAGAAACAAAGAAAACAGCAAATGGTATTACCTCCTTAAAAAGCGCATTTATAACCGCCTGAGGTTTAATAAGATAGACCGTTTTACCTCAATCCCAAGCGGATCACTAAGAGGATCGGTCAGAAATGGCCGATTTTCCTTTTATTTAGGCAATAATCAGGGATCTCAGGCGTTTTTAGACTAAATCAAGGTATGTGCTGAAATGTGCTGTAATATGCACCTGTAGGCTTAAAATTATTACCTCTGTATTACCAATTTCCCAAAGTATTACCAATAGTATTACCAATATGAGTATAAATGTAGTTTTCATATACGATAGAAAGAAAAAGGCTGATGATCGCACGGCTGGCATGATAGAGATACGTGTAACGGCTGGCAAAGTACAGCGGTACGTCAGCACAGGTGTCAAGGTGCTGCCCTCCCAGTGGCATAAAAACCGCGTCATAGATCGCCCTGACAGCGCTACGCTTAATGATCGGCTGTCTATTATGAGCCGTAAGATAAACAAGTACATTAACACCTGTATAGAGGCTGATACGGCCATAGATCTCACCCAGCTTAAGGAGATAGCAAAGATAGACGATACTGAGGCCACGTTTATAGACTTTATCTGTGAGAGGGCTGATCTGAGGCCAGTAAAGGAAAGCACGCGCCAGCGGTATGAGGTGTTTATCAATAACTTTACCCTGTATGGCAGGATCCGTAAGTTTTCCGATATTACCGTTAAGGCCATCAAGGATTATAATGAGTGGCTGCATCAGATCAGGATAGACAAAGATCCTGAGGATCCTGACAGCGTAGGCCGCCCCCTGTCGGATGCAACCATCTATAACTATCACAAGAGCCTTAAGCTGTTCATAAATGATGCCTACACCGCTGGCAAAGTGCCTGAAAATCCGTATAACAGGCTCAGAGGCTTTATCAGCAGAGGTGAGAAACAGGTGATAGACTACCTGACAGCTGAGGAAATGCAGCGTATAGAGAATAGTAAATTAAGTACGCGCACACTCAGGCGCGCGCGGGATCTCTTTGTCTTTCAGATGTACACTGGCCTCAGCTACTCAGATCTTTTGGATTTCGACTTTTCGGACTATCAGCAGATAGATGGTAAGTGGGTAAACACTGGCACACGCCATAAGACAGGCGTAAGGTTTGTAAACCAGCTGCTCAGCCCTGCACTCAGGATCTTAGAGCGGTACAGCTTTAAGCTCCCTGTAATGGATAACGCAAACTATAACAAGTTTCTTAAGACGGTGGCCGCTGAGTGTGGCATACAAAAGAGGCTGCACAGCCATTTGGCGCGCTCCACGTTTGCCACCTATATGCTGTCTCAGGGATGCAGCGTGCCAAACGTCAGCCGTATGTTAGGCCACACTAACCTCAGGCAAACCATGAAATACGCTGAGATCCTTGAAAATGATGTGAGATCCGATTTTGATATGATAGAGGAAAAGATACAAAGCAGGGATGAGCGTTAGCCCATCCCTTGCAGTTCGTTGTTTAATTGTTTAATCGTATGAGCTACCGCCTACATTTTGAGTATAGCCAGCAGCCGCCAGCCAGCGCGCCCAGCACCATCACTATATACCCTATCAGCTGAGCCGTACCCTTAACGGTGGCCTTTGTTTCCCTGATACTGTCGGCTATGTCTGTTGCCTGAGCTGACTGGCTGGCTATGGTGTCAGATCTGTTGTGTATCTCAGAGGTTTCAAGTTTTGCCGATTTTGCGGCCTCCTTTTTCCTCTGAGCGGTTTTCTTTACTTTGGTGATAGACTTTACACCCTTGACAGAGATAGAGCCGTCAGCGGCCACTTTTGCGGCTGATCCGCTGTCTGTCATGGCAAATATCAGGATCTCTGTAGTGCTGTCAGCCTGAAACGCTACCCTCAGGGTGTCGGCCTGAGAGGTAGCGATCTGATCAGACTGATTAGACACGGCTACTTTGTGAGATCTACAGCCTAAAAAGGCCAGTGTGGCCACTCCGCACACCATCATTAACTTTCTCATAGCCTACCGTCTATTATCTTATTACAGAGATCTATCATCTTACACATGGTGCTGTAGTAGGATGGATCCGTAGCGTACTTAGCACCTGTAGCGTCCACGATCCGCTTAGCAAACTCCTTAGCATAGAGCCTGTACGGCCACGCATCCGCATACATCTTTTTACGAAAGAGCGCGTTATGATCCCTCAGGCACTCAGCCAGCGTGTCATAGTCGCGGAAATAGCGGTAACAGCGGTAAACGTAGCCGCTGGCAGTCTTAGTGACTGACACCACCCTCTCAGGGTATGTAAACTTTTTATTTGGCGTGCTGAAAACCTCGCGTGTCAGTACCAGCTTTTTCCTGCCAGTCCATGAGCTACCTACAGTCATGCCAAAGATATTGTTACCTATCTTGCTCTTACCCCATCCTGTTTCAAGCATAGCCTGAGCCGTAGTAAAGCGCGGTGATACCGCCTCAGCCTTGTTTTCCTCATAGAGAGAGTAGGCAGCGCGGTAAACCTCCATACAAAAATCTTTCTGCTGTTGTGTCATACTTTCTTTGTCTTTGATTTCTTCTGTCTCTCAGTATGCTTTTCGTACTCATCCATCACCTCGTTTATATGTGAGGGCAAAAGCCGCCTAAACTCCAAGCGGATCACTAAGTAGATGTACCATAGTGCCCTGTTCTTAGGATATGCTATAATGAGGTTTTTGAAAGAGTTTTGCAGATACACATACATAAACACATAGCTTAGCGTCTTGATGGTGACTATAGCGGCCTGAGCGTCACCACACAGCACCATAACGCTATGGATGAGCCAGATGATAGCCACGTACAGAGCCAGCTCCCTGAGCGCGCCCCAAAACTTGCGCTTATTAAAGTTCTTGCAGGAATGGATCACCACGCCATCAGCGCGCATCCCTGCCCAAATGTTCCACGCGGCCATGATCACCAGTGCCAGCGTAAACTTATTGGTAGGCGTTATCACTGCCAGTACAGGGCTGAGCACCGATACTGCCAGCAGTCTCACCTGTTCCATCGTAAAGAGCCTGTCAAGCATAAGCCTAAGCCTCAAAGGTTAGCATATCGGGATAGCCCTCTGTGTAGTCATAGCCCAAAACAGCCTCCACGCTGTCGAGAGCGGCCACAGCAAACAGGTGATCACTTGTCTTGTTGAAACAGGCCACAGCGTACACCTCCAGCTCCTTAAGCCACTCCAGCAGGGTATCACACAGCACCTCTATATAAGAGTTTTGCTCCCTGATGTCAAGCCTGTAGGTGTCGTGTCCTTTGTCGCGCCAGTCCGTCACCGATCTTACCAGCTGTGATCTCTGAGCCACGCTAAGCCAGTGAGGTATCTCTATGGCTGGCTTTTTGCCGTTCTTGATCCTGATCACAAAGCGGTTTACAAGCCAGCTGTTATCATAGTCATTGATAGCGGCAGTGGCAAACTCCTTAGCCAGCTCCACAGGATCTGTCTTGTCAGATACCAGCTCTATGTAGTTAGACACATAGACTACAGAGGGATCACCGCCAGCCTCAGCGGCCTCACGTTCCTCTGTACCCTGATTGAAATACACGCGCATCAGGTTTTCGTTATCGCGGTGGCCTACCACTTGTACCTGTTGCTGTAAGTTTGCGGCCTCATCTTTTGGATAGTTCATTATATAATGCTATTAAAGGTTCTTTTTCTTTGGCGTTCAGCGGTGTAAAGTAGTCGTAACCGTCACGCTTTCTTACGATCTTTGTAAAGTGCGGCAGACTTTCTTCTGTGCCCTGTACAGTCTCTATCAGCTTGTAGCCCTCAGCAAACAGCGGGTGTGTCTCTATTGCACCATCTTCAAGCCAGTGGATCTGTGCTACCAGCATATCCTTACCAGCGTGTAGCGTGCTGTCGGCTATCTCAAACTGAGTTATCAGGATCGGCTTGTACCGTACCGCGCCAGTCTGTACGCCCTTTCCTAAATACTGGTGTTTAAGCCGTTTCTGTCGGCGCGGTGTTGATAAGTCCATAGGGATATAGTGTTTTGTTATGATCACTCCTTAGATCCTTTGCTATGGTCAGGATCCTTTCAAGTTTCCTGTGCCATTTCTTACGGTGTCGCGCCTCCGAGAGCATTTCACGCGCCCACCTGAGCAAATGGAAAAACTCAGGATAGTTTCTTTTCCAGTAGTCTATGAGGTTGGAAACACTCAGATCCCTCAGCGATCCCTTAACACCGCTCCAGCTGGCCAGTGCTTTCATCGGATCGCCCTCTTTGATCCTGAGCCTCATCATCCGCTCTATGCGCCTCCTTGACTTAGTGCGCAGTTTGGCTGAGTGGCTGTTTATCATAGCTCCCAAACACTCAAACCTTTCCTCTTTGCACCAAACCACGCGCCAGTCAGCCTTAATCCGCTGGCCTATGGCCTCAGTCTGATCACGCAGCACTCTCATTACGGTGTGGGTGTAGTTTACATCTTTATGGATCACAAACTTATTATCACAGAAACGGTAATAGCGTCTCACCTTATAGGCCAGCAGGATCATCCAGTCTAAGGCTGCATGATAGATGTGTCCTATAGGGTTTGAGGATGGTAAGCCCAAGGCTATACCGAGATCACCCATCCTTTTGAGGTTTACGCGGCTGAGCCACAGCAGCCAGCGGTCTTTTATGTGCTGGCAAAGCGTCTGCATAAGTACGCGGTGGTTCATGGTAGGATAGTATTTCTGTGTGTCGGAAATGCCTACATACAGATCTGTACGGTGTCTTACTTTCCTGATGATCGCGCGCCTCATCTCATGCTGGCCTTTGCCCTTGATGGATCCGTAGCAGTTGGCGGGTACTATCTTCTTCTGATCAAAGAAAACATAGTTAAGGCAGTCGGTGTAGAGGTTATCTACTATCTGCTCCTCAGGGTATGAGGCGTAGATGATCCTGAGCTTACCCATTTCCATCTTTTCAAAGATGATAAAAGGCTTAGGATCCCATACCTGATACCTGAGCTTGTAATAGAGGATCGTGATATTATCCTCCAAGTTCCTGAGGTAGTCAGCCCAAGCCTCAGCCGTTGCCTCAGTCCAATTCCTTTGCTTTTCAGGTCGGCAAAGGTACTCAACGATCAGCAGCAGCCTCTCCCTTGATAAAAATTGTTTTCGGATCTTCCCTACTCTCTTTGTCATTTTGCTAAAGTTGGCGGTGCTATTTTCTTCTTTCGGATCTTATTCCCTGTACGATCACTACAGTTTGCCTACTTGCTGTCTTAAAGCACCTGATTTGATTGTGTAACCTTTGACACAGGATATACCCTCATACTTTGATACTGATTAACGCGGCATGACAGATCCGCGCTCTTTAGTTCACCGCCCACGTTGATTCCAGTTCGCGTTGGACGCAGAATTGTTCGCATTACGAGCCAGCACCCCATCATTGAGGCCATTGTTCGAGTTGCCACCAGCGGGCTGAGGATCTACCCTTTTGCCTGATCAAGCTCAGGCGGGCTAAATTGGATGGCCAGCAGCCCCATTTCTGAAACGCTGGCCACCTGTTCATCTTGCGCTTTGCGCTCACGGCCTACAGCCGTGTTTCAGCTGTCTCACCTGTTCACAGCACACCGCCCACGAGGAGACCAGAGCGCGTAGGACGCAGAATGGGACGCACGACGAGCCAGCACCCCAGCATTGAGGCCAAGGTTCGAGTTGCCACCAGCGTAAAATACGTTATTGGCACAGGATGGTGTAAGGTACTGGCCATCATATACGCCTGATGATGTAGAGCCGCCCAGCTCAGTAGCCATGCTAAAGAGGTTTACGTTTTTGGGATATTCCCATCCACCCGCATCTACCTTTACAAACTCTACTGTGATCTCAGCGTCATCATCAGTGATCAGCACAGCAGCGTTGGCCTTTGCATCATCCATAGTCATAACGGCCTTACCGTTGGCCTTGAATTTCCAGCCAGCACCCCAAAGCCACTGCTTACCGTCTATACAGTTCTCCATGTACATAAAGCGGTAGCCCTTGTTTGACACACCGCCATGAGGCGTAGTAAGGGTGTCAGTGGATCCGTTTACGTAGTTACGCGCTGCACTCTCCGAGCCGCTTTCAATACCGCGCCCACGCTCTGATGATGGTACATCAAAGGTCTGATAGTAGGCAATCTGTAGCCATCCTAACACAATAATCTCCCATGCAGTCCAGTTTAACAGGTTGGCGTTTGTGGCCACTGTCATAGAGTGGATATTATTTGCAGAGAAATTGCCTGAGGGCTGAGTAGTGCCAGCTGCACAGTCGAGCGTAGATCCGTCAGCGTTGAAAGTCAGATCATAGCGGCTCATGCACTTTTTGGCGCTCTTAAACCAGCGGTAAAAGCCGTTAGGACACTGATCATCCAAGTTAAAATAGACGGTCATAGTACGATCAAGCGCGTTTACAAAGCCGCTGATGTTGATGTTTTCCAGCTCTACCAGCTGCAAATAGTCGAGCTTGTCAGCACTGGCATAGTGAGAGGCTGATCCGTCAGCGCGCTTAGTCCAGTTTTCGTTAGAGGCCACGCCAGCGGTGTTAAGCAGGTAGGCAAAATCCGTCATGTCCTTTTTGATCTCACAGGGTTTTGGCGAATTGTCACACCACTGCTTAAACTTGTTATAGAGCGTAGTGTTACCCACTATCTCTATCTGCTTAACGGTATCATCCAAGCTCCACCTGATACCAAAGCTGGCCACCTGTAGCACTTGCATTTCAGCAGTTACCTTAGCGGCTATCTCGCCTATCTCGCCAGTGATCACGTCAGCCTGAGCCTCAGCGCGATCAGCAGCAGCGTTGGCCGCGTCCTTTGCAGCGTTCACGCTCTGTAGATCCCACATGATTTCCCACCAGTCAGAGGCAGCGGGCACACCGTTTGTAATGACAGGCAGCGCGTGTCCTTTGTTGTTGTTCTTCTTGCTTACAAAGTAGTTTCCGTAAGCGTCCTTAGCGGCCTGATTGGCCTTATAGGTGGTGGCACTGTTATAAGCACCTGTCAGCTTAATGCCTACCACGCCCAAAGATTGTTTACCCATATTGCTTGCTTATTAAAATGTTACGTATAGCTCACCATCCTCACCAAGCTCATAGCGGCCAGCGTTCTCAGCGTCCACGCTAAGCTCCAGTGTCTCAGGATCCACAGAGAAAGCAGGGAAATCCACACCGCCCTGAGCGTACTTGTCGGATTTCTCATAAGCCTCCGTAGTGGCATTGTAGTAGTACCAGTAGCCATCATCGCCCACATAAGGCGGGTGTTTGGCTACCTTGTCGGCCAGCGCGGCCTTATTGTTGGCGTTGGTGGCAGCGGTATTGGCAGAGCTGGCCGCTGTGTTGGCAGATCCAGCAGCAGTAGTAGCGGCCTCCTTAGCCTCCTTTACGCTCTTAAGGTCAGTCCACAGCATCCAGTCAGCGTTAGTCTTACCGTCAGCTGGCAGATCAGCCATGTTAGGCGTGTCGGTGTCTGCTGTCTTTTGTCCGTGTCGGGAAACAAACCAGTTTTCTGATGTCGGATCCTGTACGGCCTGATTGATGTAGTAGCCTTTGCCCTTGACAAAAGTACCCATCATGCGTAAGCCAGCAAAGCCTATCAAAGATTTACCCATATTGAAAGTGTTTTAGAAATTGATATACAAAGCACCATCCTCAGCCATTTCAAAGCGGCTGTAATCCGTAGCGTTATCGCTCTCTACCTCCACTGCCATAGTCTCTAAGTTGATGGAGAAAACAGGATAGGACGCGCCACCCAGCGCGTAGTTATCCGTCTTATTGTACCTCTTAGCAGCCTCATCATACACATACCAAAAACCATCAGCACCTATATAGCTCTGATGATCACTAAGCTCATTGGCTCTGTTGGCAGCATTGGTAGCGTTAGTGGCAGCGGTGTTGGCCGCTGTAGTGGCCGCGTCAGCGTTTGTCTTAGCCGTGTTTGCAGCGGTAGCGGCCTTTGTGGCATTAGTGGCAGCGGTGTTGGCCGCTGTAGTGGCCGCGTCAGCGTTTGTCTTAGCCGTGTTTGCAGCAGAGGCAGCGGTGTTGGCGTTATGAGCGGCTGTAGTGGCAGAGGTGGCAGCGGTGTTGGCAGCATTGGTAGCGTTAGAGGCATTGGTAATAGCGGTATTCAGCTTACCTGTAGCGGTGTTGGCCGCTGTAGTGGCAGCGTTGGCAGCAGCCGTAGCCTCCTGAGAGGCCGCGATCTCTGTACGCTGAGTAGCGATCAGGTTAGTGGCCGTAGTAGTGGCCTCCTGAGCCGTAGTAACCGCTATCTGTGCCTGTTCCACAGCAGCCGTAGCGTCCTGATACAGTATGTTACTGGCCTCTACCACATCACGCGCCATCTTAGCAGCAGCGTAAGCCTCCTGTGCTGCATTGTCAGCCACAGAGGCCGCGTTTTCCAGTGTCGAGATCCGCGTATCTACCAGCGCGGCCTTATTGTTGGCCAGCTGAGCCGCTGTAGTGGCAGCAGTGGCCGCATCCGTAGCACTCTGAGCCGCTGTAGTGGCAGCAGAGGCAGCGGTGTTGGCCGCTGTAGTGGCAGCGTTGGCGTTGGTGGTAGCTGTCTCAGCAGCGGTAGCCGCCAGCCTTGCTGTATTAGCAGCGGTGTTGGCCGCTGTAGTGGCAGCGTTGGCGTTATTGGTTGCAGTTACCGCGCTGGCAGTTGCAGCCTCAGCGTCAGATACTGCCTTTGTCACCTTAGAGGCAGCGGTGTTGGCAGTGGCTAAGGCAGCGTTAGCACCAGTGATCAGGTTTGTTACCTTGTCAGCAGCCGTGTTGGCGTTGGTGGCCGCTGTGTTGGCAGCAGTGGCCGCATCTATGGCGGGCTGGCTCAAAAGGCTCAGCGGTGCTAACACATACTCATTTGTACCCCTTATGGCTGGCAGAGATACCAGCCCGCTAAGAGAGGTGACAGTAACCAGCTCCTTAACCGCGTCACTGTTGGCCTGTACCTGAGCCAGCACCTCATTAACTATCTGCTGTTTCTCTGTTGCTGTCATATCCTTACGGTTTATTTGGTTTCAGCCTCAGCCTGAGCGTTAAGCTGCATTTCAAGCCCAGCGATAAAGCGCGGTGTACACTCAGCGTTTGCTACGTTGGAGATCACGGCTACCTCATCATCCTCATACTCTACCGCGCCATCAGACTTGTAGATCTTCTCAGCCAGCACCTTAGCGCGGATTCCGTTGCACTTGTTGTAAAGCACATCGGCAAAGCTCTCACGTACATCGCCCTTTGTAACGGTCTTACCTGAAATACCCTCAGGCATTTCAAATTCCTTAAAATTGATTTTCTTCATAACTCTTTGCTATTAAGTTTGTAATAAAAGTGATCCATATTAAAACAGCTGTACGGCCTGTTTAGTCGGCTTACGTTAATTGTAATGCGTCAGCACCTTGTATTGAAATGTAGGATAGTTAGATACCAAGACTTTCACCACGTCACCAGCCTCCATATCAAGGTTTGTGGAGTTATTGTCACTGTCTATCACATTATTTAGCGTGATTCTCTTTGTGCCTGTCTCAGCGATAAACGTAACCTCATAGGCAAAGTAGGTAGGCAGAGTGCCGTAGCCAAACTGTGTCTTTATACTGTCCTTTGTAGGCAGATTGATAGCACCATCAGTAGTGAGGTAGATAAAGAATACATTATGCTGGCTCAGGTCTATGGTGTAGGTAGATCTGTTGATATACAGACGCGCGGCCTCATCACCATAGACACAGTTAGCACGGATCACCGCGTTACTCTTTATGCCATAGTTCTTAGTGCCACCACTCACGTCTATAAACAGGCCGTAGTTAGCCTGATCAAAGCCCCATGATCCTGCTGTGTTGGCCTTTTTGTTCACCACGCGGCCAGCAGCCGTAAAAGCACCGCCAGCGGTAGCGGGTATCACATCATCACCAAACATCACATAGCCGTTACTACCGCCAACCCTGAAAAAGTCCTTATAGATAGCCAGATTACCAAAACTGGCCTGAGAGGGATCTGAAATAGTATCTACAGTGATCGAGTAGTCACCGATCTTAAAGCCTCCGATAGTACCACCGCTCTTAGCCTTGATGATACCCTCAAAGGTAGAGTTACCTGACACAGACAGGTTTTTCATTGACACGTTGCCAGCCGTATCTACCACAAAGTTTCCGTTAATGGTAGTCTTACCTATAAAGTCCACACGGTCAGCAGAGATAGTGATCTGATCAGCTGTCTGCTTAATAATACTCTGTGTGCTTTGATTCCAAGCAGTAGGATAGTTGCCTATTTCAAGCTGAGCGCGGTAAAATGGTGCTTTATAAATCTGAATAAAATAAAATCCTGTAGATGATACAGTAAAATGGAAATAATACCTGTTATATCCCTGATAGCTCTGATCGCTGATGATTACAGCAGTACCTATATTTGTCTCCCCTGAGGCCGCTGAAATCCTACTGCTCTCAGCTCCATACCGCGTATAAATACGTGCGCTACTGCCATAGTATGACAGACAGTAGTCTATCCCAGCTGTCAGATATACGGCTGATGAGTAGCAGTTTTGATAATTTACCATCTGTGTACTGAGATCGTAATTACTTATCAGCACACCCGCGCTTGTCTGCCACCCCAAGCCGTTGGCACAGTCAAGCATATTAACATTGCCATTTCTGCGTACAGCGGTTGTCAGGCTGTTAGCCGTTACCTCTAAGGATCCTATACGCGATCCGTAGTTACCGATAGTGGTAGTATGATCACTAACCGTACCGCTGATACTGCTTGTAGTTGTTTCCAGTGTTCCTATACGTGTCTCAAAGCCGCTGAGCGTAGATGTATGACTGCTGACAGTGCCACTGATACCGTTTACGGTCTGAGAGAGGGTAGAGTAATTATCCTCTACACCAGTAACGCGCCCGCTGAGACTATTGATAGATGTAGTGTGAGAGCTGACAGTACCGTTAATTCCATTTACGGTAA